GATATAGATTCATTAAAAAATCCTAATTTTTTTAAAGATAATGATATTAATATTATAATCAATTTGACAGACTGCAATTTTAAAATTGACAAAAAAGTATCATATATTAATTTACCAATATCAACATATAATATTTTATCATTAAAGAATATGATAGATAAAATTGTTGAAAATATTCATAATAATATAGAATTAAATAATATATTAGTTTATTGTGTAAATGGATTAGTTATATCACCATTAATATGTAGTATATATATGATTAAATATGGTAAATTAAATAAATATGATATACCAGCAGTCCTTAAATCTAAAAATGATCAGGTATTAATAAATATTGATGAATATGATATTTTATTAAGTTAATATCATTAAAAAAATATAATATATATATATATATAATGTCTGGTGCGAAAATACAACTTATTAATCGTGGAGATTTAGATGTTTATTTGACAGGTAATCCGTCCATCACTTTTTTCAAAAGCGTCTATAGAAAACACACTAACTTTTCAATGGAAGATATGATAATAGGAACAATTTCAACCCCGAGAACATCTGGAAAATATGCTGTAAAAATACCTGGTGCTACTGGTGATCTTTTATATAAAACAAATTTAAATTTGCATGGTAACAGAGTTTTTTGTGGTAATGGTGTTGCTAATATTTCTACTGCTGTCATTGATAATATTGCTTTTTCGATTGGTAGCAGAGAAATTGATAGGACATACGGGCACTATTTAGAAGTTTATCATGAATTGAATCAAGAAAATCCTAATAGTACAATTACAAATATTGCAAGAATTGAAGATTCATCATTATATCATATTGGACATAATGCCGATCTGGCCGCATTGGCAGTACATAAAAGTATGATAAATAATAATCATGCTGATACAACTTATATAGAAAATAACTTAGCAAAACCTACCACAATTATGGGTCATGGTTTAGGATATCCCCCAACTCATTTTCAGAAATTATCAAAATGTGGTGGCACATATTGTTCACCATCATATATGCAAAAATATAAAGATATTCCTCAGGAGGCGGTAGATGATTATAATGAAGCGAATCATAATTATATAGCAAGTGTTAATACAAGACCAACATCATCGGCACATGTATCTGGTATGAATAGAAGAAGATTTACTCTACAAGTCATGCTGCTGGCACATAGTGAAGGCGACGGCGCGGAGAGTGGTCATTTTACATATACCTTGGACCAGGATGTACTTACTAATAGTGATTATATCATGTTCAATGTTGGCGACAATATAAAAATATCTTCGGTCGCGGTGATGAACGAAAATGACGGAAATTGGGTAACAGGAGGCACGTTTACAGTATTAAAGACAGTCAAATCCTCCAACAATGACAAAATTACTGTGTATATTGAAAAACTGAAGGACGCCGACAGCCCCCCAGTTCTCAAAACTCTGGAAGGCGCTGGAGAAACGGTCCAAACAGAAATGATTGTAACCACGAAAAATTGGTCAAGTAATTTATTCAATGGAGGTCAACTTTCTGATTCTGGATTTAAAGGAGATATTTTGGGTGAATGCATATTACCATTAAATTTTTGGTATTGTCGCACTCCTGGATTAGCCATTCCGTTGATCGCATTGAATAAAGGCGTTGATGTTGAATTATATATACAATTTGCTACTGAAGATGCTGCTGATTGGTCAAAGTCATCTGATGCTGACGCGATTACGGATAAATATATATCATATGATACTAATGTATCTTGTTCAAATGATGTGTGCAATGCATATAAAATAGGCAAAAATAATTCTGATTGTAAAGCAATATTAAATGATACTGAATCTAAATTTAATTTTGATATGGATATTTCTGTAGGATATATATTTTTAGATAATATGGAAAGACAAAGATTTAAATCAAGCACGCATGAATATTTAATTGAACAATTACAATATCACCGTCATAATTCACAAGATAATACAGTCAATTTATCATCATTCCATCATCCCGTTAAAGAACTAATATGGACGGGACAACCATTTTTATCGAATAAAATCATATCGGTGACTAATTACGATGAACCCGCATACTCAAATTCTAAATCGCACCAACTAAATTTAGACGACACGGTCAATCATTATGCTCACTCTTCTGGTATAAGGTTCGTTTCTGGTTTAGCGGGCGGTGACAAAGATTCTGATATTTTATATGGAGGTGGTATAATAAATTCAGAATACAGTAAAGGATTTGGTAATAAGAGTTTTATAACGACTTGGGGTCACGGTGATAAACCAATAAAGACAACCACGGCGACTGTAATGGCACATACAGGGGATGCCGGCGGGACACTAAATCCCTGGGAAATAAATGGTAAATTTGTACAAGGATTATTGGGTCCATCCACACCAGATTGTCTCAATTATTGTTCATATAAAATAGTATTGAATGGTAATGATCGTTGTCAATGGAAACCACTGCAACATTTTACGAGAGAAAATATACATAAATATCATAAAGGAGGATGCATATCAGTCCCAGATTCTATTGCTGTATATTCATTTGCTCTTGATCCAACTGATATAAATCCAACAGGAACATGTAATTTTAGTAATATAGATTCAATTCACTTGGAGAGGAACCAAACACAAACACAAAAAGATTTAAAAAAATTAAATGTATATGCAATTAATTATAATATATTAAGATTCACAAATGGACAGGCAGGTTTGGCTTACGTCTTATAAATATATTTATATTATATATATATAATATATATTATGTCTGGAAATACAGCGATCAAAATTTTAAATAATAATAAAGATATATTATTTTTTATTAATCCACAAATGACATATTGGAAAAGTGTATATCGTAAATATACAAAATTTATACAAATTGAAAAAAAAGAAGAAACGGATAAAGCGGACTTCACGACGGAGCTACACGATATTAATTTTCGTCCTGCAGGTGATTTACTTTATAAGATTTCTTTAAATTTAGAGTATAAAAATACATCTTCCACACCAACGACAACATTAGAAAAAATCAAAAATCGGCCCAATATAGGGACTAATTTATTTGAAAGTGTCTCTTTTAAAAAAGGAACTACCCCCATAGATTCATTAGATTCTGAATATATTAATATTCATTCAATGTTGCATAATGATAGATCTACACTGGCATCATATCAAGTAGATGATGAAAATTTAGTATGTGTGAATGGAAACAAATATCAGTGCATGTCTTTATCAGGCGGGGTATATAAAGATAATAAAATTTCAGATAATACTGAATTTAGTAAAATAAACGCAATAATACCGTTACCATTTTCATTTTCAAGAAATTCAGGTGCTGCATTGCCTGTATTTTTGTTCGGTGATGGCGGACGGAACCAATTGACCATAGAAATAAATAAACACAAAGTTCATACTTTACTGAAAACTGATATAATTGATCCGACCTATTTAAAATTTAGTATTACATGCACTTATTTTGATTTATCTGAACAAGAAAGAAATCGTTTTAGATCTTCTGAACAAGAATATTTAATGGAACGGGTTAAAACATCAGTTAATATAACCGTACCCGTATATGATATCCGAAACGCACCAGCGGCTAATTTACCTGTTAAAGGCATATATTTAGTTAATGAAAGTGTGGATGGGGCTGATCGAATGACCTACGATAAATTTAAATATAATATTACAATAAATAATATACCATTTTTCAACGAAGGTGTATATCATGATCTAATTTCAAAAAAATATATATATGATTATTTTGAAGGATGTATATATAATAAAGATCATATTGCATATAGTGAAGATAATGGCTTGAACGATAAACAAAATTATACAAATATAGAAGGTTATATTGGTTTTATACCATTTTGCTTAAAAATGTCTGAAGGTCCTTCTGGTTGTGTAAATACCAGACATAAATTAGAATTGATAACCTCGGGATTAGGTGAAATACCAATTAATATAAAATTATATATTATATATTATAATATATTGAGTATAAATGGTGATAATATTAAATATAAATACGTTTTTTGATAATTAATTATATATGATATATATACGTATTATTAATATTTTTTTTATATAATATATCATAAATAATATGGGTGATATTGGAACATTAGCTGTGATTACTTCTTCAGGACCATTGGAAGATCATTATTTTTTATCTAACCCTGATATAACTTTTTTCAAAAGTGTTTATCGGCGTCATACCAACTTTAGTAAATTCACATATGAACATTCCAGAGATGCCGGGTCAGAAAATGACAATAATTTTGGGGACGAAATAACTTTTACAATACAAAATGGGGCTGCCGATTTATTATCTAAATTATATTTACAACATAAAATAACCTTTACCCCCGATGACGCCGCGACGGAATTAAAAATATGTTCAAATATAGGGACGAGTATTATAAGTAATGATAAGAACGCAATGACTTTAGAAATAGGCGGAACGACTGTCTTTGCGCACAATGGAATTTACTTGGAAACAAAGAACCAACTATTAAATCAATATGTCAATTCTTCATTTGATGGATACAGTGCACCGCCTATTTTAACATATGATCGCAAAATAATTGATTGTAATTCTGGTAGTCAATTTAATTATATGAGCTTATCAGGTGGATGTGGAGGGATAACAATCACAAAAGATGCATGGGGAGATTCAACCGTGTTTACTACCGGTTATTTTTATACGATCCCTGATTTTTCCTTCAATTATGATACGGGATTAGCCATACCTTTATTATGTTTAGATAATCATGAAATAATTTTTAAAGTAAAATATAATACGTTCGACAAAGTTATATATTGGGGAGGGGACGGTTCCTCTGGCGAAAAACTAGAATCAAATGTTTTCGCGGAATTGATACACCTTGATATAGATGAAAGAGCTAGATTTAAATTAAGTGATCATGAATATCTCATAGAAAGTGTTCAAAACCTTGATGAGGGGGGTAATGATATCGGCGCGGGCACCGATACCACATTACTTTTATCTGGGGTAAATTCTTTAATGAAATATATTTTAATAGTAGGTGATGATAATAAAGGTTTCGATATGCAAAATGACCCATCCACATCTAAATCTAGTAATACTCCCACATCATTAAATGCGGTTGGCAGCATAAATATTTCATTTGATAATGCTAAATTATACGACGAAAGCAGTTCCAGCTTAGAAGTTTTTACAAAACATAACATGCATAATTATTTTAAAGGATCTGGGCGAGATGTTTCAGGCAGTGATCTGGCACAGATAGGCGGTCTTATAATTACATCGGATCCCGATTTCGAACATGTATGGGGCGTTGCCTGGCCGTTGGCGAACGGCACGGCGGCCGTCGCCGCTGGTGTTACCTTTTCAATTACTTATACAGATGTCTTTAAAAATATACCTGTTGGTGCTATGATTAAAAGTGTAATCGGTGTATTACCCAATTCGGGCCTGGGCGACCCGGGACAAGATAACCTCTTTGAGCGGGGTATTCGTATAATTGTAACTGAAGTAACATCCTCGACTGTCACATTCCAAAATATGGAAAGCATAGTGGCGACTTCTTATCTGGTAACCCAATTTCTAGGGAACCTTGCCACATGGTCTGCTATCACTTTTACTTTAGGAAAACATTATGGTTATAATAACTCAATAGCAGTAATACCATTTTGTCTTGAACCTATGAATTATACTCAGCCGTCCGGTTGCATATCAACATTTAATTTCAGCCAAATACAATTAATCATCACACCGGTGAACACGACAAAAGCTCTCATTAAATTTTTTATCGTTGGTTATAATATTCTTAGCATAAGCGGTGGACAATGTGCTATTAAATTTCATTAAATAAATTTATTAATTATTTTTGTGCTGAAGAAAAATAATATTGTCGCAATAAATCCTTTCAATAAAACAAATATATTATTATTTTCAATATTTAATGTA